CGGCCAACGCCCGGGCCCAGGACAAGCTGGCCAAGATCGAGAACGTGCTGGCCGAGGTGGCGGCGCGGATCGTGCAACTGATGCAGCAGTTCATGACCGGGGATCACGTGGCCCGCGTCGTGACGATGGGCGGGGCTCGAGTCTGGATCAACTACGACAAGGAGTACCTCGCTGGGGACTTCGACTTCGAGGTTGAGGGTGGTTCGACCGAACCGCAGAACGAATCCTTCCGGCGCCAGTCGGCGTTGCAGATGGTCGACGCGATGGCCCCGTTCGTGGGCGCTGGCGTCGTCAATCCCGCGGTGTTGGCGCAGTACGTGCTGCAGCACGGGTTCGGGATCAAGAACACCGGGCCGTTCATGGCCACGCCGCAGACCCCGCCCGGTGGGGAACAGGGTGCCCCCCCAGGTGCCCCACCGGGCGCGGAGCAGATGCCGCCCGAGCAGATGCCCGAGGGGATGCCACCGGGAGGAATGCCGCCCGATCCGTTCGCCCAGGGTGGTGCCGAGGGCGGCGAACTGCCGCCAGAACTCATGCAGTTGATGATGCAGATGGGCGGCAGCGGCGCTGGTGGTGGCGCGATCCCCCAATAGCTGCCATCATCAAGCTATAAATACCCGCCAGACACGTGAGCAACCACGAGAGGACTCCAATGTCTGACGAGAGTTGGGGGATGCAAGATCCCCCTGATGACCCCGATGGTCCCGATGAGTTCGGGGAAACCGGAGAGGCGACGCAATCCGAGGAACCGCAACAGCGTGAGTATCTCGACATTGATGATGATCTGGGCGGGAGATACGTCCGGGTCAAAGTCGATGGCGAGGATGTCGAGACAACGCTGAGTGACGCTCTGGGTGGGTACAGCCGGACCGCCGACTACACCCGCAAGACCCAGGAACTCGCCGCCCAGCGCCAGGAAGCGCAGTACGCCCTGACCCTCCAGCGTGCGTTGGAGGCGAACCCGCGTGAGACCCTGCAACTCCTGGCGAGTCGGTACGGAGTCGACTACGCCCAACAGGTCGCCGAGCAATACCAGCAGCCTGATGAGTTCGAGGATGATCCGTACGCCGATCCGTTGGAGCAGCGTCTGAATCAGATGGAATCTCGATTCCAGTCTGTGCAGGAGCAGCTGGCCCAACGGCAGGCCGATGAACAGCTGAGGTACGCGGTCGGAGGATTGCAGCAGAGGTACCAAATTGACGACAACACGGTGCGTGAGGTCGTGAGCCGAGCACTCCAGATGGGAGTCGGCCCCGAGTCCTTCGACACCGTGTACAAGGGCATGGCGTTCGACAAGCTGATGGCCCGGGCTGCCGCCGAGCGCGAGCAGACCGAGAAGCGTCAGGCCGAGGACGCCAAGCGCACCGCTGGGAAGCAGAGCGCTGCTCGTGTCGTCAGTCAGGGAGGCATGGGTCCCAGCACCCAGGCCACGCCGCCAGGTGCCGCTGAATCCAAGATGTCGCTGCGCGAAGCGTTCGAGGCTGCCTGGGAACAGGAAGTCGAGGGGCGTTCGCGGTAACTCCGAAAGGACACCTCGATGGCGTTCACGCCTGGACCACACGACCCGGCCGTATGGGATGACCTCCTGTCGACCACGATGCACAACTACAGAAGCACGTTGACCGACAACGTGTTCGATTCCCGCCCTGGTCTCAACTACTTCAAGGAGAAGGGCCGTGTCCGTTACGTCGACGGCGGCATCTCCATTGTCGAGCCGTTGCTCGTCGCCGAAGGTGAGTCCGGGTCGTACACCGAATGGCAGCAGCTGACGATCAACCCGCAGCAGGGCATCTCGGCGGCGCAGTTCCCGTGGCGTCAGTTGTACGCCACGATCGCCATCTCTGGCCTCGAAGAGGCGCAGAACAATGGCAAGGCTGCGGCCATCAACCTGCTCGAGGCCAAGGTCACGCAGGCTGAGCAGACGTTGCAGAACCGGCTCTCGGGTCAGATCTGGGGCTCCATCCCTGGCTACAACGCTGCCGTCGACTTCGGCTCATTGCAGGCGTTGATCGACTCGACCACGATGGTCGGTGGCATCGACCCCGCCGCAGACCCGGCCAACGGGTTCTGGAGCTCGGTCGAAGTCAACGCCACCGCCACGCCGTACACCGCGGCGTCCTACGAGGCGGCGCTGCGCAACGCGTACAACACCACCTCGGACTCCGGGTCGGATCGGATCGACGCGTTGTTCGGTGGGCAGGGCACGTTCGAGTTCTACGAGTCCACGCTCACGCCGCAGGTCCGCTACACCGACACGTCGAAGGCCAACCTCGGGTTCCAGAACCTGATGTTCAAGGGCGTCCCGTTCTATTGGGACTTCGACGTGCCCGCGGGCATGGTGTTCGGGATCAACTCGAAGTACGTCTCCCTCGTGATCCACAGCCAGCGCAACTTCGCGCAGACCAAGTTCACGAGCGGCCTCGGTGAGAACGTGGGCGGCACCCCGTCATCCACCACCGGCGCTGGGACGTCGATCGACGCGCGCTACTCGTTCATCACGCTGTACGGCAACATGACGATCCGCAACCGTCGCCGGAACTTCAAGATCTGGGGCATCTCGGAAGCACCGTGAGCAAGAGTTGGGGGCGAGGGGCGGAGGCCCGACTCTCGCCCCCAACACAGCAAGGAGAGCCATGAGCGAGCCTGATCCGTTCCGGTCGTTGTACCCCGACCAGCCACACATCCAGAAGCTGTACAAGACGGTCGGCGAGCCGGTGTCTCAGACCGGGCGCCAGAACTCGGCCGGTGCCAACGTGGAGCAGGCGACGTTCTCGACCGCCCCCTACAGGGGGCGCGGCGCCAAGTGCATGGCCAACAAGGACACCTGCGATGGCAACCGCGCCAAGGGGTCTGAGTACTGCGTCGGCCACCTGCGTTCGTTCGGGCTGTTGAAGAACGACAAGAGCGCGGCGTTCCTGCCCAAGGAACCCACGTGACGCTGGACGAACTGCGCAACTACGTGCGCGTCCAGATGGACGTGGATCTGGAGGAACTGCCCAACGCCGTTGTCGACGGCTACCTGCGCGAGGGCTACGACCGCACCATCAACGTTGAGACGCGGTGGCCGTTCTTCGAGACCACGTGGCCGGTGAGCAACGCCGTGGGTACGGCAATGATCACCATCCCGGCCGACTGCCAGGCGTCCAACATCATGTCGTTGCTGGCCACGCCCCCGGAGACGTATCAGCAGCCATTGGCGATGATCGCCCACGAGCTCGGTGAGGCGCAGTTCGCGTACTACGCCAACGGGACCGGGATGGTGCCGGGCTACTACTCGATCTGGGGCGGGCTGATCTACCTGTGGCCGCCGCCGACGACCGAGCGCCTGTACACGCTGCGCGGGTTCCGCAAGCCGACCGACTGGATCGGTGACGGCACCAACCCGATCGCCGAAGTCGACGCTGATCCGCGCCTGCACATCCTGCTGGCCCACTACGCGATCGCTCTGGCCTACGCCCAGCAGGAAGATGAAATCCTCGAGGACGTGTACATGAAGCGGTGGCAGAACCTCATCAACTCCCAGCGCCACGCCATCATGCAGCCCCACTACAACCGGCCGCTGGTGTTGAGCGGAGGGATGACCGGGACCTGGTACGTGTGAGATGCCGAACCGTCTCGAGCCCATCAACATCGTCGAGTTCGTCGGGGGACTGAATCTCCGCAAGAATCAATTCCAGCTGAGTGACAACGAGTCACCGGAGATGCTGAACATCGAGATTGATCCGCGCGGTGGGTTCTACTCGCGTGAGGGCTGGACCCGGCGCGATCTGACGCCGATCACAACCGGAGTGTGGGACCCGCGCAACGCGTTCTTCCACACTCTGGCCAACGGGGTCCAGGTCCTGTACCTCGCCAACGAGGGGGAGGTGTACTCAGCGGTCGGCAACGCGGCATTCGCCGTGCTGCCCGGGGTCCCCCTCACCGCTGAGCCGCACCTGGCTGACTTCGCCCCGTGGGGCGATGTGATGTACGTGGCGTGCGGCGCCACCGAGCAGTCGGCCAAGCGCACCGGCACCGGGGCGATGGCACTCGTGGCGCAACTCGGGCCCGGCAACTTCAACGACGACTACACCGTGGAGACTTCACCGAGACTGCCCTCGGCCGAGTTCTTCGAGGTGCATTCGGGTTACCTGTTCGCCGCCTTCATCGAGGAAGGTACGGCGGTCTTCCCCAACCGCATCCGCTGGTCGCACCCCAACACCCCCGAGCAATGGGCCGAGGATGATTTCATCGACCTGCAGGCCGATGGCTCGTACATCACCGGGATCGTCTCGTTCCGTGATCACCTGGTGATCTTCAAGGAGCACTCGATGTGGGCGCTCTACGGGTACGACGCGGCGTCGTGGCAACTGGTGCAGATTTCTGCCACGGTGGGAGCGACCGCCCTGCACGGCATCACCAAGTCATCGACGGCGGTGTACTTCTACTGCGCGCGCCACTCGCCCGGTATCTATGCCTACGTCGGTGAGGACCCGGTGGAGGTGAGCGAGCCGCTGCGCATCCCGTTCTCCGAAATCAATGAAATCCACGAGGTGTACCTCGGGTTCAGCACGCACCGGTTGTGGGTGTCGGTGCCGTGGGACTACGACGGCGCGACGAATGAGACCGTCTCGGCGTTCGTGTTCGACACCCAGGTTGGCGAGGGAGCGTGGGTCATGCACTCGTCAGCCGGGGGAGCGCCGGGTCCCTACTTCCAGGGAGCCCGGTCGCTCACGTACCCGATGGCTGCTATTCGTGGGGTACCCGCCGTGGTCGAGCTCGAATCGGACATCTCCGGGTTCGATGAAATCGCCTTCCCTGATGCCCTGGCTGCCTCCCCGTCGCTGATCGACACGATCGGCACCCCGGCCGGGGACACGATCGTGCTGCTCGGCACCTCGATCACGATGCCCGAGTCCTACTACCGCACACGCTGGTTCGACGCCGGGTGGCCGACCCGCAAGAAGTCGTGGCGGCGACCTGATTACATCCTGCGCGAGTACGGGTTCAACTATCAGATGCGCGTCCAGGTGTACCGCGATCACAAGGAATCGGTCCGGCGCGTCCATGTCGTGGAGGTGGGCGGTGCCGGGGACTCCGGGTTGTGGGGCGACTTCGATTGGAACGATGGCACGCTGTGGGGCGAGGCTGAGACGAGTGGGGTGATCGAGCGCGGTTCGTCCTTGGGATTGGCCAAGGCGGTGCAGCTGCGGTTCCAGGGGCCCAACCTGCCGCTCAGTCGGTGGGGCGTGGATGCCATCGTGCTCAAGTACGTGGCGCGTAGATTCAGATAGGACTCGAGATGGCTGACCTGGTACTCGCCTACGACATCATCAACGACACGACCGCCGACGCGATCCCGGTGCAGGCCAACTACACGCGCATCGAGGCGTACGTCAACAACAACGTGATCCGCACTGATGGGGCGACAGTGATGGCGGCCCCGTTGCAGCTGTTCGGTGACCCGGTGTCCCCCAACGATGCGGTGCGCAAGGGGTTCTTGGACATGGTGATGCCGGTCGGCGTGATCCTGCCCTACGGTGGCAGCGCAGTCCCGGGTGGCGTGTGGGCGATCGCCAACGGCGCCGATCTGTCGACGACGGTCTACCCGGATCTGTTCGCCGCCTTCGCATACCGATTCGGCGGAGCGGGCAGCACGTTCAAGTTGCCCAACTTCGCCGGTCGGGTGCCGGTCGGTCAGAACACCACCGATGCGGCGTTCGATGTGATCGGTGAGGTGGGTGGCTCCAAGGATGCAGCCCTGCCGACCCACGTGCACGACATCGGGCACGGTCACACCGGGAACTACTCGGGCAATCAGAACCAGGACCACAACCACGTCCTGACCGATGGGATCGCCATCATCGCCGCGGCACCGAACCACTCGCACACCGTCAACGACACCCCTCGACTCGGAGGGGGCATCTCGGTCCAGGGTGGTTCCGATTTCCCGTACACGGCGTACCAAAGCCTGGGGGCGTTGTCGACTGATCCGGGCGGAGCACACGATCACCTGATCAGCGGCCGTACCGATGGTGCCAATCAAAACCACTCCCACTTCCACACCCCGACGCCGCACGTCGGCAACAGCACCCCGACCGGCGTCTCGCCGGTCAACGCCAACCTGCCGCCGTACATCGTCATCAACTGGATCGTGAGAGTCTCGTGATCCCCGACATGGGCGCCTACGAGGCGCAGCGGCGCAGCGTCGAAGAGGACTACACGTCCAAGGCGGCACGCAACTCCTACACCCGGTTCCTGTCGCAGAAGCGCGGCGAGCGCGGAATGAGCGACATGAGTCAGGGATTCAAGAAATCTTTCCCGTCGTTCGGTGCGTCGTTCGCGCCGCGCGGTATGAGTGGCCCGGGCGTCAACAGCGGGGTGATGCAGCGCTCGATGAAGAACTACGTTGGTGACTTCAACCAGGGTTACGCACGAGCCGGGCAGGAGTTGGCCCAGGGGCTGCAGGGCTACGACTTGGACATGGCCGACCTGAACTCGTGGAAGACGCGATCGCTGGCTGATATCGAGATGGATCGGCAGCGTGAAATCTCCAGATCGGCTCAGTACCTGGAGGCCTTGCGGCCCCTGTTCGGAGGTTTGTGATGCCCACCTATGGTTCCGCCGACACGTTGGCACGCCGGTATCAGAAGCCCCGCGTGTACGGCTCGGACTACACGCAGAATCAGGTTCGTCGTCCGACCGCTGGTACGGGGCGTGGGGCCTACGGCCCGATCATCGCTCAGAACCAGCCGCAGCCTCGGCGTCCGATGAGCTTCACGGATCAGTCGATGCTGGGCCGCTACGGGGTCAACCCGTACACGACACAGGGCGACATGCAGAACATTTGGTTCGCGCAGGGGATGAACATGGACAACCCCGGTCCCCCGGGGACGCCCATCCCGCCCTGGCCTTCCTCGGGGGGTGGTGGTCGTGGCCGTGGCGGTGGTGGTGGTGGTGGTGGCGCGGGTGAACCAGCGATGACCCAGGACACCCTCAATGCGATGCTGGCCGCGATCGGCCGTGGTCCGCAGTCGATGGGGTTCAACCCGATCGACCTGCCCGACTACGAGGGCACGCCGCTGACGCCGTTCTCGACGCAGCCCTACGATGTGCTGCGCACCAACGTCGGCTCGGCGGCAGCGCAGGACCAGGCGGCCAACACCGCGGGTTACGACCGTCTCGCCTCCACGCTCGGGGCGAACTTCATCAATCCCTACACCAACGCACCCGTGCAGGCCTCGCCGCAAGTGCAGAACGCGATGATCAGCCTGATGCAGAAGGCGGGCGTCAGGCCCGGGGCGGGCAATGATGCGATCAACGCCGAGAACGCCTACTCGCGTACCTCGGATGAGGGCTTCGCCAACCTGCTCGGTGTGCTCGGCGCGGGCGCCCAGCAATCGCAGCAGTCACGCATGGGCCAGGTCGCGATGGATGCCAACACCGCGGCGCGCGGCATTGACGCCACGGCGTCCGGGATGCGAGGGGCGGCCGACTTCCAGCAGGCGCAGGGTCAGCAGAACTGGCAGCAGCGCGCCGACGACCGGGCGTACCAGGACAACATGATGCGCCAGCAGCTGCAACGCGACGAGATGATGCAGAACTGGCAGGGCCAGAACCAGGCCAACCAGTACAACACCACCACCGGCAATGAGTGGCGGCAGAATCAACTGGCCCCGATCCTCGAGTTGATCGCGGCGAGCGGTGGCTCCGGTCTCGATCTGTCGCAGTTGATGGCGATGCTGCAAGGAGGCCAGTGATGCCGCCCATCGACCCGCAGACGATGGCCATCATCCAGTACCTGCTCACGCAGGGCGGGATGAGCCCGTCCGCGTTCGATACCACCTACGGCCGCGCCCCGCAGGCGTACGACGAATACGGCAACTTGGATCAGAGCATGGACATGCAGGCCGATCAGCTGGGATTCCTGCGCAACATGAACACGTTCCAGCTGGACCCGGCGACGGGGGCGCAGGCGGGCACTGGTGCATTCGACCTGTCGCAGTTCCAGCCCGAGGTGGAGATGGAGCCCGTTGACCAGCCCGGCAAGCGCGCCATCGAGGCCTACTCCCAGCGTGGTGGGTGGGAGGGTCTCGTCGCCGAGACGATGCTGACGGGCAAGTCGGCATCGGAGGCGGTCGGCCTCGTCAATGAGGCGCTCAACGATCCCACGAACGAGTACCACGAACAGTTCATGGCATCGCTGCCCCCGCTGATCGACCCGACGACCGGCGCTCCGAAGATGGACCTGCATGGCAAGCCGATCGTCGACCGCTCGGAGGTCAACAAGTTCGCCCGCGATCTGGAGACGAAGTTCATCACCGATCCGGTCGGCAACTACGAAGAGGGCGGCCAGCAGTTCAACCGCACCGAGACGCCTTCGAAGGCATCGCAGTACTGGAGCGATCGAGGGCTGCCCTCGCCCGACCAGCGCTACAGCATCGAAGAGATGATGGGACCCGAGTGGCAGCAGCAGACGGGCGGCGTCAACGATCCCGTGCAGTGGTTGATGGCGCGCGATGCGGCGATGGGTGACGTCAAGCAGGGCATCAGCGACATCAACACGCAGAAGAACGACGTGCGACGCCGGGAGTCGCAGGCACGCCAGGGGATGAAGGCGCAGCAGGCCGAGCGTGGCGGTGGCGGTGGTGGTCAGTACCCGGCATTGACGGCAGCGATCAAGAGGGCAGGGACCCCGAGCATCGGCGGTGTCCCCCGTATGCAGGGGCCCCCTGGTGGGCGCCCGGGTTCACCCGATTACGCGGTCCGTGGACTGCAGGCACAGCAGGATGCGATGAAGGCCCTCATCGCACCCGAGGCTCGGCAGCAGGAGTACGAGCAGACCTTCGGCCAGGATTACTGGCGCAACAAGGGCCGCCTGACACGCGCCGAGCAGAGGGGACGCACGCCGCTGCTCGACACGATGATGGCACGGCGGATGGCGGCCATCGCGGGTGGCGTGCCTGGTGGTTACTACCCTGCCGGGTGAAATCCATCTTTTGGAAAAGATGAAACTTGTCGATTCTTTCTGACATCAACGAGGCAACCGCCCGCCGAGGGGTGCAGGTCTATCCACGAGCACCGACTCTGGCGCCGACACGACGTACTGCGACGCCGCCCCGCGTGCCGGTCTCGGGCATGTCGCGTCTGGAGCGGGCGGCCGCCCGGAGCAGGAACCAGCAGCAGGTACAGCAGGCGGCAGAGGACGCAGAGCCCGAGTGGTGGGAAAAGGGGCTGGGGGTTGCGCTCGGTAACCCGGTGACCAAGGCACTGCTGTACCCGCTCGACAAGTTGGACATGGCGCGTCGTGCCATGGTGTACGGGGCGGGCGAGGCGGCCAAGGCGCTGCCCGAGAAGTGGGAGTCCATGCTCTCGGAGCGGATCCCGGCCGCCAAGCTGCTCCAGTTCATCGACGAGGACCGTGCCAATCAGGGATTCAAGGAAGCCGTCACCAGCCCTGATTACGGGTATGGCGACATCGCGTTGCAGATCCCGGAGGGAAGCCCCTATGCCAAGTGGGGGAACCGGTTCACCGGGCTGGTCGGTGATGTGGCGCTCGACCCGACCACGTACATCACGGGCGGGTACGGAGCGGGCACGCGGTTCGCGGGCAAGGCCGGACGCGCCAACCTGGCACGGCGGTTCACGCGCATGGGCCCGGAGTTCGAAGAGGTGGCCCAGCGAGCAGGTAAGTACGGGACCAGCGCGCTGACCCCTGACGAGCTCGCCAAGATCGGTGTCCTCGGGCGCGGGTACGGAGACCTGGCTCCCGATATCAATCGCGTCGCATCCGACCTGGGCAACGCTGCGCCGCGGACCGGGGTGCGGTTCGCCGGGGCGCACATCCCCGGCACCGAGAACCTGTCGCGGTACGCCACCCGCGGTGCTGCTGGAGCACGCCTCGGGCTGAACAGGATCCCCGGTTCCCCGAGGGTGCCGATCGCCAGGAAGCTGGATCGTTGGCGTTCGCCCCAGGGGCTCGAGGATGCCTACACCAAGCTGACCACCGGGCGCGGCACCATGTCGGCCACCGCCGCCGCCGAGTTGGTCGACAGCGACAACGCCCGGCGCATGGCATCCAAGACCTTCGCCGGGACGTTCGTCCAGCAGCAGCGTCAGGCGGTGCGCGGGCTGCGCGGCGAGGACGCGCAGAACGCGACGCGCGCCGCCGAGCAGGGTGGCACCGTCTGGAACGAGATTGCCGAGAACGCAGCCGAGATGGCTGAGGACATGGGCGTCGAGGTGTATCGGTCGACGGGCGTGGGGCGCGGCACCAAGGCCTGGATCCCGCACAACCCGACGCCCGATGCCCGCAGATGGTGGCGCTCGGACGGTGAACTGGCTGCTGACCTGAACGATCAGTTCGGCATCGACATCATGGACATGGAGCAGGAGTCGGGCGTCCTGCTGAGGCGAACGTTCAAGGCACGCGACGAGCCGTACATCGTCAAGGGTCGCAAGGTCTACATCGACTCCGACACCGTTGATGGCATCAACGCCGCCTTCGCGCTGGCGTTCCCCGAGAACAAGTTCAAGATGCTCGACGACAACATGACGTCGATCATGGCCTCCTACATCTCGGGGTTGTCCCGTGACGTGGGTGGCATCGCCCGGGCCCAGCGGTTGCTGTCCTCGAAGTCCGGGATGGCCGCCTACGCGGACGAGGCCCGCGTGTTGCGCCAGGTGCCGGACTCCAAGAAGGTCAATCAGAAGGCCAACAAGATGGCCTTCGCCGAGAACAAGGCGCTGCTGCAGCGGATGGAAGGGCGCGCCGCCGCGTTGCGTGCTGAGGCTGCAGCGGGCACCGGACGTGCGCGGCAGTTGATCACCGAGCCGGTGCGTGATGCGCTCGAAGAACTGCCGATGGCCTCCGCCGTGAGAGCTCGGGTCAAGAAGTTGATGGCCTCCGAACTGACGGTGGAGGCGAACCGCGGCGAACTGATCAGGACGTTCAATCAGGAAATCGCTGAGTACACCAAGCGGCTGGACGAGGCAGCGGTGGAACTCGACAAGGTGGAGCGCGACGCCCTCGACGCGATCGAGATTGGCGAGACGCTCAAGGACACCGAGAAGGGTCGGCTGGCCAGGGCGCGTGCTAAGGAACGCAGGCGACTGGCCAGGGAAATCAGAGCCAATGCCGAGGTACTGGAACACGAACGCGAGACCGCGCGGGCGATTCTCGAGCGCATCGACGATGCAGAGGTGACCGCCCGCAAGGCTGAGATTCTCCAGGAGAACATCCCGAGCGAGTCCTTCATCGCCAGCTACGGCGGGCGCAACGTTCCCCTCGGCAACCCGCCCGCCCCGATGGTCGAGACGTTGGAGCGCGACCGCGAGCTCGTCAAGCGCTACGAGACGTTCACCAAGAACATCGAAGAGGCGAGGGCTGAGTCCGACAAGTATTGGGCGGAATACCAGGCGATCGACGACCTGTCGACACGCGAAGGGAACCTCTCACCCGAGCTCGCGGCGAGACGCGCCTGGCTGCACGGGCAGATCACCTCCAAGGAGGGGCTGGCCAACAACCTGGAGCGGGGGCGCGCTCGGATCGCCGAGACCTACGGGTTCACCGAACCGGAGTACTCGATCGGTGGTCGGACCTTCAACGAGGAAGAGTTGGAGGCGTACGTCGACGCGCCGATCGACGCCGAGAAGGCGAGTCTCGAGCGGATGATCGCGACGCCACCCCCGAAGGCGCCGCCGCCGCCCCCGGGGCAGGCAGAGATTGCTGCCGCGCAGAAGGAGATGGAGCAGGCTCGGGTGGCGGCCCAGCGTGCCACCGTGCCACCGAGCGGAGTGTCGTTGCCCACGCTGCGCAAGCGGGTGCGAGTTGCCAAGAACACGATCGCCAAGTTCGAGGCCGAGCAGGCCGCGATGGAGGCCCCGGCTGCCACGCGTCGGACCGTCTCGGAGTTGCAGTATCAGAACGCGCTGCGTGAGGTGGAGCAGGCCGAGAAGATGGTCAGGGTCAGCGCCGATCGGATCGCTGATCTGCGCAGCGAGCGTGACCGCCTGCAGGCGATGGTCGAACGCAGCCCGCGTGCACGGAAGGACACGCGTGAACGCCTGCGTCGCATCACGGCCGAGTTGAAGCAGATCGAGGAACGGCCGAGCCGGGTGCGCAAGGCGCGGCGCACGATCGCCAAGTTCCGCAAGGAGGCGGCGGCGGCGAACGCTCCCCGTCGTGGGACCATCACCGGCCTGCAGTATCAGACGGCGCAGGCAGACCTGGCCCGGTACCAGCGCGAGATTGCCAACATCGTCGAAGGCGTGGCCCCCGACCCGGCGACCTACACGCGTGAACTCCGGGAAGCCGAGCGTGAGTTGCGGGCAGCGCAGAAGGCGTTCGACGCGGCACCCCGCGGCGCGATGAAGAACAACGCGCGGCGACGGGTCGCCAAGGCCCAGGCCCAGGTCGATCAGATCGCTGCCCGGGGTGCTCCCGATGCCAAGGCCGCGGCGGCCAGGCTGAGCGCCGCCGAGGCGAAGCTCAACACCCTGCTCGAGACCAAGGCACGGACGGGGGCCCACCCCGCTGCCCTGCGCCGCCACGCTGAGGAAGTCGAGCGCGCCAAGCAGCGGTTGAAGATGATCCCCGAGGAACGGCGGATCGCTCACAGGCGTGCCAAGCAGAAGATCAGCGGCTACCGCTACCCGCAGCAGGCTCCGCTCCCCGCCGAGGTGCGAGCCTCCCTGCTCAAGCAGCAGACCGACCTGATGAAGCGGGCCACGGAACTGAAAGCTGGCGGTAAGGCGCACAAGAGGGTGCAGAAGGAACTGGCCCGCATCCGCCAGACCCTGGAAGGCAAGCTGCCGTCACGCCGTCCGCTCGACGTGGAGCGCCAGCAGCTGCGTCGCATCATCGACCTGGCCAGCATGACCAACCTGGGGATGGACCAGGAAGAAGACCTGGCCAACCTGCGGCAGGTCCTGAAATTCAGCGATGATCTGGAACCACCCCAGATCGCAGAGATGGCGCAGGCTCGGCTCCGTCAGATCGAGACCGAGAAGATGGCCCGTACTCGCGAGCCGTTGATGACGCCGACCGCGATCCGGGAACAGCGGGCCGAGTTGACCCCGATGTGGAGCCCGCCTGTCCCGGAGAACGATCCGATCAAGCTGGCGATCAACACGGCGCAGTCGACGACGACTGGCTCGCCGACCATCAAGGCACGCGCCAGGGCCGTCGCCTCGGACCACGAGCAGGCGGTGGCGGTCGCCCAGCGACTGGTCGATAAGGGTGACCCGATCGTCGATGTCACGTGGCGTGATCGGATGGTCACCGACGCGATCGAGATGGAGAAGGCGGCCGACAACTACAAATCCTTCCCGGCCACCGACACGCGCAAGCGCCTCGAAGAACTGCAGACCAGCCTGCGCCGCGACGTCGAGTTCACCTTGCGCTACGCCAAGGCGGTCAAGGCCGGTGCTCCGCCAGGCGACGACCTGGCCACCCATGTGATGCGCAGCATCGTCGATGCTGAGCACGAGGCGGTCCGGGCCGACCGGTATCAGGTGGTCGTGGAGAACAAGCAAGTCCTCGATCCCGAGGTCGATCAGATGGTCGACATGTTCACGAACCTGATCGAGAACGTGGCCAACGCCACCAATGCTGAGACGCAGGCTCGGAACCTGATGAACATCGAGCAGATGGCCCCCGATGAGCGCATCGCATACCTGCGGGGGCGGATCGAGTTCGAAGAGGCGTGGCAGGCCTCCAGTAAGGAGCGGCTGCGTGGCGCCAAGCGGCGGGCGCGGTACCGCCGCAACCGGCCGCTGGCCGTGGGCCGCCCGCAGGCCACCCCGTTGCAGATGCAGCGCACCGACCCACACGAAGACGTGCTGCGCCAGTACAACCGCGAGACGCGGGCCGTGCGTGATTACACGGCCGGTCGTCGCAAGTCCAAGCCCGTGCGCACGGTCACCAGGGCGCAGGCCAACGAGGCTCGGCAGTCCATCGCTGACATCGAGGCTGCCAGGAAGCTGAACCTGGAGCGCAAGGCGGCACGTGCCACTCAGCAGTCCGACGTGCGGATGGCGCTGCTCAACGGAGAGATGACGTTCACCGAGTTCTTGGAGTCCGAGATTCCAGAGGCTCGGGTGATGGACGTGATCCATGCCCTGACCGCCCTGCCTGACATGAGCACGGTCAAGGCGCGTCGCCTGATGACCGAAGCGGGCATCCCGCTCGGCAAGGAGGGCAAGGCGCGCACGGTCAGGGTCGGAAATGTGACGATCGACCGGTCGCCTGCCGAGTACCGCGACATGGTGCAGCGGTTCGAGCGGGAGCGCCGGGCAGCGCGGGCGTTCAAGGCGGGGCGTGGTAACAAGCCGCCGCCGCCGACCGTCACCTCTCGGCAGGCCGCCAACGCGCGTGCCGCGTTGAAGGCGATCGAGACCGGCGAGATGACCGAGCTCCAGCGGCGGGAGATGATCGTCGGCCCCAGCACATGGCAGGTCGATCAGCCGATCGAGACCACGACCAAGAAGAAGGTGCAGACTCGCCTCGTCCCGACCAAGATGAGCCAGGTCGGCTCCGACCAGCGCAGGAAGCTGGCCGAATTGGTGCAGGCCGATCGCAAGAAGCTGGGCCTGGACGTCGAGACAAGGCTGCCCGAGGCGTACCAGTTCTCGCCCCAGCACTACGCCCGCACACGAGGGCTGCAGCGCAACACGCCTGCTCTCAACGCGGCCAACCTGGTCACCGAGATTGAGCGTGAGATTGCTGGCCAGGAAGAAGCGCTGGTCATGCTGCGCCAGCAGCTGCGCACGGCGGAGGAACATGGCCTGACCGGCGACATGTTGGCGGTCAAGAACATGCTGGAGCGCAAGACCGGCGCCATCGAGGGTGACGACCTGGAGTTGATGAAGCGGGTCTTCGACCCCGACACCGCTGAGTTCCTGCGGATCATCTACCAGGAGATGTTCGAGGGCGACCGCCAGCAGGCCAACGACATGCTGGAGGGGTTCCTGCGTCGTGCGTTCGGTGACGACAAGGAAGCCATCGGCAAGATGGCGCGCGACCTGGAGAACGAGTTCTCTGGCAGCACTACCTACACCACCGAGACCCATCGGTTCGAAGAGGTGGCACCCCCGGACTGGATGGCCGGGGCCGACCCGGAGGTGGTCGGTGAGGGTGGCGAGCTCGCCCTCAGCCACCAG